AAATAAACCGCTTATTTCATCTAAATCATAATTATTTCCCACATCTTCGCATATATTTGTATCCCAAAATTGTTTAAAGTCTACAACAACAGGAAGTATCATACTTGTGACATTTTTGAAACAATCGTCTTCGTATGTTAATTTAGTTTTTAATATTTTCATTAACGAATCGTGAAACAATATACTGGGTAGTTTATTTTCTTTTAAAAATTTTTTCCATATGAATATCATATTTTTATTGTTTATTATACTACTTTGACATTCCGTAATATATTTTGATATAAAATCTTCCACTATAATTTCGGATGAATTGTTATTTAAATAGTAACTATGGTCTATTAAATTTTGTTCATTGCATTTATCTAAAAACATGTCAGAATTTTTATATCGGGTTGAATAATGTGAAGCAACACAAATAATATCAACAATATACTTTGAAAAATTTTCTGGGATTTTAATTTTATTCATAGTATCATCAATATATAACAGTCTACAATTTTCTAACGGATGTTCATGTATCTTATATTTGATATTATTAAATATATTTATTGAACCAATATATGTATTTATTTGAATATTTAATTCATTTAAAATATCTTTTAATGGCAATGAACATATAAAATATTTTTTCGATTTTGAATATAACAGATCGCCTATTACCGTTAAAAAATATTTAATATGATTTCGCGAATTAAACATTGGTTGTAACAGGTTAAGTACATATTGTATTGTTTTTGATTCTGGAATAGTTTGTAATGGGCTTCTTTCTTTTACTCTTTTAATAATATTTAATTTAATTTTATGTTTCCATTGCGATAATTCTGGATTTTTATTTATATCTGTTATAACTTTATGAATTATATTATCTTCACTGTCAGCTATAAAATGTATTTTATCATAATACATAAATAATTCATTGTGGTTACAATAATAATAACTATTTACTAGTAAAAATTTATTAGTGAAATCATCACTATTGTTTGTTAATACTTCTCTTCGCTTAGCACGTTCTAGATTATTTTTTCCCGCATTTTCAAGGAGAGTGTGTAAAGTATTTTCCATATAATTACTCAATCTATTCATAATATATTCGTTTTTTGAATACTTATTAATTAGTTCATCTAATTTATCGTGTAATTTATCGTGTAATTTATCGTGTAATTTATCATTTGTTATATTATTCATATTTATTATCATTAATATATTTTTATATACCAATTTTTTTTATAATATTATTCACTCATTCATAAGTATTTAAAGATTTTATTTACATATTTACTTATATGGCAAATTTAACTACAAAACAAATCGGAAGTAGTAAAAATATTTTGGTTTTACAAACTGTTCAAATAGCTCCATTTAGAACATTAATGACTGCCTTAAAGGATATATTATTAGAAACAAATATTTCTTTTACACCTGAAGGAATTAAAATAATTAATATGGATAAATCGCATACTATATTAGCTCATCTATGCCTGTATGCTAAAAATTTTGAACATTATGAATGCAATGAACCTAAAATTGTTATTGGTGTAAATATGTTTCATTTATTTAAATTAATTAATACAATTGACAATGACGATACATTAACTATGTATATTGAGGAAAACGACTACAAAGATGGTGTTGTTCAATTCTTGGGTTTGAAATTTGAAAATGGCGATATAAAACAACAAAAAATACAGAAATTACGATTAATAGAACCAGAAACAGATGAATTAGAAGTACCAGATGTTACTTTTTCTTCGATTTTAAATTTGCCGTCGTCTGATTTTCAAAAAATTATTCGAGATTTATCTTGTATATCGGATAAAATAGAGATTAAATCAGTTGCTACTAATGAAGGAGCAGAATTAATATTCAAGTGTTCGGGAGGATTTGCACAAGCAGAAGTTAGAAGAGCTGAGTCTGATGAAAGTATGAAATATATTAAAAAACAAGATGTAAATAAAATTATTCAAGGCGAATTTTCATTGAAAAATTTAAGTTATTTTATTAAGTGTACGAATCTATGTAATTCTATCGAAATTTATCTAGAAAATGATTTACCACTAATAGTTAAATATAGTGTTGCTTCTCTGGGTGAAATAAAGTTAGGGTTAGCCCCGCTTCCATCATAAATAAATATAATTTAATTCCAAATAACTAAATTATATTTTTAATTTTCTAAATGTTTTTTAAATAAACATCCTTGTGAATTTATACCCATAATATCCTGTATTTTATCTGGATTTTGATTATTACAATTTGATAACCATATTTTGATTATACAAAAATTCCTTTTTGGAGATATAGTTATTCCATTAATGTCATTCTTAATCGCATTATCTTTTGTCACGGTTTCGCCCATCAATTTATACGAACAGTGTTTCCATGTTGGAATTGTAATCTTATTTGGTATTTTATATGAAAAACATCCGCCATTTTTATTTTTTTCGTCCTCCCATATTGGTTTTATTCCTTTTCTCATCAAGAATAACATACAATTTTTTATCATTTTGTCTGGCAATGTTTCATATAATGTTAATGCTTCTTCTACCGTATTAAATGACATTATTTCTTTATAACTAGTCAAATTCCATTCTGTATCATGTGGTAAATGTGCCCATAAGGTCCATTCATCATTCAATTTATGAAAGTTATTTACCTCATTTGATGGTGGATTTTCCACATTATTAATGGAATTATCCATTATATAAGTTAAGAAAAATTTTATTTATATTGTTTAATAATAATTCTTAATTAAATTATTTCAAAATCGTCTTGCAATATTTTAATACTTTGATTTTGTTTTAAAGTATAATGTTCCATATTATTATCAAAAAAACTAATTTCATAATCATCACTCAGATCAATTTTTAATATATTATTACACCAATACTTTAAAAAATCCTTATCAAATAAAATATTATTCACAATATAATAATTATTTTTTTTGAAATCAATTGCATACACCTCATCACAGTCATCTGTTTTCATAGATAATTCAACTGCTAATAGACTAACTTTGCTTGTTTTAAATTTATCATTCACTTCGTTTATTTTACTAAATCTTAAAACATAATTATCATATTTGTCGTTTTCGGGTAATTCCCATTCGTATAATACCATATTATAATCTGAAATGCTATTGTAATTTTTTATATACATATATGATGTTTTGTCTACTATATCTCCACCTTTAATAAGTAAAATATTTTGATCTTCTTTCTTTTCAAATATTAATATAAATAACGGATCTATTATATTAGTTACTTTTTTTGAAATCAAATTATATTTCTTTTCAATTATGGTTTTACATTTCATATAATACCATAAACATTTAATCAACCTGTTTTTAAATGAAGGGTTGTTATCAATAATATTTGATATATAAATATTTACTTCTCTTAAATTCACACAATAAATGCAAAATAAAATTAATAAATTAATATTATAATTCATTAATTATACTATTAATAAGATTTTTAAATCAATTACATATTAAACATATTTTCAACCACTACATCTACTGTTTCTTCTGTGTTTGCTACTGTTTCTTCTGTGTTTGCTACTGTTTCTTCTGTGCTTGCTACTGTTTCTTCTGTGCTTGCTACTGTTTCTTCTGTGCTTGCTACTGTTTCTTCTGTGTTTGCTACTGTTTCTTCTGTGCTTGCTACTGTTTCTTCTCCATTTACACCTTCATCATTTTTAATATTATACTTTAAGTATCCTGAATCGCGTGATAAATTTAATGCTATTAATAACCAAGCACTAATTACTGTTAATAAAATAAATGGTAAAAATACTATTATCCACGATAATACTGTTAATCCTGACCTACACAAAAGATTCAACATTATTGTAAATATGAACATTAATATGAATTTTAATAGTGCAGTGTTATACATTTTATTAAATAAATCTATTACTATATGTGTTAATGTAAAGCCTATATATAATAATGCCGGTGTACATAATTTATCTGTTATCATATATTATTTATTAATATAATATTTTTATTTGAATGTTGGTTTTCCATTTACAAATTTTCCTAAAACATCGCCTATATCATCGTCTTGTAGAATTTCATAAATATTTCCATTATCTGCATCATTTGTATAATATTCTTTACCCTCGATACTAACCGAATAACATTCCTCTTCTTCTTCCTCTTCCTCTTCCTCCTCTTCGACATCAATCTCCTCCTCTTCCTCCTCTTCGACATCAACCTCCTCCTTCTCCTCTTCTTCCTCTTCTTCCTCTTCTTCCTCTTCTTCCTCTTCGACATCAATCTCCTCCTCTTCCTCCTCTTCGACATCAACCTCCTCCTCCTCTTCGACATCAACCTCCTCCTCTTCCTCCTCTTCGACATCAACCTCCTCCTCCTCTTCGACATCAACATCCTCTTCCTCTTCCTCTTCCTCCTCCTCTTCGCCATCCTCCTCTTGTTTTTGCACTTCGCCATCCTCCTCTTGTTTTTGCACTTCATCTACCGCATTATTAGTTCCATTGATCACATTATCAAGTGTAATACTTCGTGGAATATTTGACGTATCGGTGTCACTCAATTCATCATCACTTGGTGATTCTGATTCATTTTCATATGCATTTAGATTCTCAGTATGAATATTTTCGTCTTTTTCTGATATATTTAGTTTAATAATGTTGTTACTACCGTATTGATTTTGCAAATCAACAATACGTTCTTTTAATACAAAGTTCTCCTTTTCTAAAAAATCATTCATATTTAATATTGCTTGATATTCGGGCAATTGTTTCAATACATCTGATACTATATTTATTTGATTGTTACATTTATTAAATTTATCAATAAATGGACCTAATGAACTTGTTAAAACTTCTTCCAAATTAGAATGTAAACTAGTCATAATATCATCAATACTCATATCATTATCAGTATCAGTATCAGTATGTAAAACAGGACTCATTACATTAACATATATTATGCGTTTAATATCATTTAAATAATTATATATTGTAAAGTATATGAATAATTCCACAAATAATATACCGATTCATATAAAGAAAAATTTAATAAATGTTGTGATGCGACAAACAGATTATGATGAAAAAATGGCAGAGACAAAATTAGAACACTATAATTATGAAGTTATGGGTGTAATTCGTAATTTTATGAATCCAGATAATATCCATAAAAAACAAAATAACGAAGATACTATTGTTACTAATGTTCATCAGCAAAAATTTACCGAAATAAGAAAAATGATGGATGATGCATCAAATAGACATAGAAAACAAAAAGAAATGGAAGAATATCGCCAACGAATGCAACAACAATATGTTGATCTCCATAATAAAGCAGCAAATAATTTAAAAAATAATATAAAATAATTTTTAATTAAATGAAAGTTATTTTATATTGAATTTATCTGTTAAAATATCTTTTTTTGTAATAACATCTTTCTTTCTAAGAGTATATTTATTCGACGATGGAATTGTTTTCTTGCTCAATAAAAAATCATCATTATCCTCGTGTAGTTCGGGAAGTACACGCGATAATGGTTTATCAACTATCAACAATAGTCTCTCGTTTTTAAGCATTCTTCTATACTCTTGTATTGTTAAATTTCCATTATACTTTTCTAATAAATAATATGGATTTGGTGCTGGTTTGATATTCTTGTCATAATCGTATATTTTACAATATATATGATTTAATAAACTATATCTTTCTACACGTGTAGATATATCAATGTGTTCATTGAATAAATATGATACTGAACATTCGGGGCTACAAAAACACCCATAACATTGATATGTGTTGTTCAGTTCGAATTTAGGTATATATATTGGTGGGTTATCAAAATCGTATGTGCACCAAAAACACGCTGACCTTTTATCTGTTATATTATTTGTGTGCAAATTAATAGATAATTGTGTTAATTTATCCCATATTTTACTTGTTTCATCTTGTTCGGACTCTGTATCGGGTTTTTTATTTTCATTTAAATTATGATATTGTGATTCATCTTCAAAATTATATGTTTCAATTTCTTCGCTACTATTATTTTCCAAATTATTAATGTTGCATTTTAAATGTAAAATAATATTTGGTTCTGGAACAAGAACATTTGTGTGACCTTCTATTTTTTGTATTATTTTTCCTCCTTTTGGCTTTCTTCCTCGTTTCTTAGGAACTTTTACTTCGGGTTCTTGCGATTTATCTTTTTTAACCATTCTGATATTTGTATATTAATACGGATGAATTTAAATACTTTTTTAATATATTATAAGCAATAGCATTTTCTACATACTGGTATATAGTGTTCCGCCCCTATTAATAATTGTTCACCATTAGTAGTTTTTCTTTTTGTGAAAATTGCATACGTCTTCTTACATAATCCACAAATTGACTGTAATTTTGTTACCTTATCACAAAATGGTATTAAATCCAACCAATTTCCAAATTTCTTTCTAGAATAATCACCATCAAGACCACATAAATAAATGCATTTTTTGTGACTTTCCACTGCACATGTTACCCATTCAACAATGTCTTCGAAAAATTGTGCTTCGTTAATTAATATTATTTTACTGGAAATAAAATCGTCACACAAATCACTATTTAATATATCTGAATATTCACTTAGCTTTGTAAAAGAGAGACAGTCTATAATATTATTATCATGTGATATTATATTGTATTTATTATCCTCTAGATAATTAATACTAGTTGTTTGTGTATTATTAAAACTATAAATTTTGTGTATTTTAATTAACTCGCTTGTTTTACCCGACCACATTGGACCAATAAAAAGTTCTAAATAACCACATTCTATATTATTATGAATCATAATTGATAATAATGTAAAATATATTTTTATTTCATTTTTATATTAAATACAAAAAACTAACTATATAATGACAGATTCGAAAAATCCATGGGTTGAAAAATATCGTCCTACCGATTTTGATGATATTGTTCTTGATTCGGTAAATAAAACAATTTTGAATAATATTATTAAAACTAAAAAATTTCCAAATTTGTTGCTATATGGTCCTCCTGGAACAGGAAAAACAACAACAATTATAAATTTAGTTGATAAATATCACGAAAACATAAAACATAAAAAGTGTTTAACTATTCATTTAAATGCTTCTGATGAGAGAGGAATAGATATAATACGCAACCAAATTAATCAATTTGTTAATTCAAAAAGTTTATTTGTAACTGGAACTAAATTAGTGATATTAGACGAGGTTGACTATATGACTAAAAATGCACAACAAGCATTAAAGTATTTGTTAAGAAGTATAAATAATAACGTAAGATTTTGTTTAATATGTAATTATATTACCCGCATTGACGAATCCTTGCAAAATGAATTTATGAGATTGAGATTCAATCAATTACCTAAAGATGATATTTTATCATTTTTAAAAAAAATAACTGCTAGTGAAAATTTACAAATTAACGACGAAACATTAATCTCTATACAACAATTATATAAGTCAGACATTAGAAGTATGATTAATTATATACAGTCTAACAAAAATTTTAATTTCAATAAAAAGGCTATTAATAATAGTATATGGGAAGGATTTACTAAAATAATTACTATTAAAGAGTTAAATTTAGATTTAGTTGTTAATTATTTAGATGATATATGCTTAGATTATAACATTGAAGAAAAACACTTTATTAAAGACTATTTTAATTATATAATAAAATATAATTCTCATTATATAAGTAAGGAGCTATTATCATTTATTGAATTTATAATACATATATCAAGTTCAAATAATATGTATTTAAAATATTATTTCATACACCGACTACATAATATTTTATCTTCTGAAAAGTAACTATCTATTCGCTTCATCAACCTATTATTCCATTCATTTGGAGGCGATGATTCATTTGGGTCAAAAAATTTAGTTGTTAACGAATATTCATTAATACTTTTGACAAATTTCGTTGGAATTTGAATACTATTAGTATTCGACATAACGTTTAAACTATTGTGGGTTTTTATAGTCGGTGTTTCTGAAATATAATTCATTTAAATATATATAAGAAAATAATTGAATTAGATATACTTAAAGAATACATACTAATAAAGTAAATGATCAACATCGATACAGCTTGGTGTAATTTTTGTAATGGTGACACAGCTGTTTCGGTTAATGTTAACGAAACAAATAATACTAATATTGCACCTAAATGTTCATCGCTGTACATATCTACTAAAACTAAAATATCATATTTATCACATAAGGTTTTATTACATGATGTTTTTTGGAAAATTCCAATTATATCATACCATGAACCAAAAGAAGGAATTATTAAAAAACAAATGAAGATTAACTCCAATAGCGAAGAAGAATTTAATATGCTTTTAGAAAACTTGAATAATGAACGTAATAAAAATTATCATATAGATGAACACATTATAACGCGCATAGTTAATGAAAAGGGTAGAATTAAGTATAAAGATGTTAGGAAGATAAGTATTGGACTACATAAAAAGGATATAATTAGTTTTAAATGTAAAAAAAAGGGGGCTTTTTATAATTGTTTTGTTGTTATTATTCGTATAAAACACGAAAATACTTTTAAAGAATTACATGTTAAAATTTTTAATACCGGGAAATTAGAAATACCCGGAATCAAAAATGACGAATTGTTAGTTAAAGCACTAAGTATTTTAATTAGAACTTTGAGTCCGTTTGTATCAGAAGAGCTTCGTTTTTGTGAAGATAAAACTGAAACAGTTTTGATAAATTCTAATTTTACTTGTGGTTATTTTATAAATAGGGAAAAACTATTCAAAATAATTAAAAGTAATTACAATATTAAATCGTCATATGACGCATGTTCATATCCAGGCATTCAATGTCAATTCTTTTATAACAATGATTTAACGATACAAACTGGTATAAAACATAATGATAATGATGTTAAGGTTTCATTTATGATATTTAGAACTGGTAGTGTATTAATTGTGGGTAAATGTACAGAACAAATATTAAATGATATTTACATTTTTGTTAAAAATATGTTGGAAGAAGAATATAATAGTGTTTACATACCAAATACAACCGACCCTCTTAAAGATGAAAATAAAAAAGAAAAAAAGAATAGAAAGAAAACTATGCTAATAGCCGTATAATTAGTGTAATAATTCTTTGGTGTTTATTATTTCGTTTTTATAATAAAACATAGATATTTTTGATTCTAGTGTTTTATAATTTATATTTCTTTTTAATTGTAATTGTTTGATAAATATAGTTAATATCTTTACCGATTCTTTTGTGTTGGGTAATATGTCTTTAAAAATATCTATTATTTTTAAATATTTATATAAAATCTCTTCATCTTTGTATTTTTTACAACAATTAATATAGTTTGCGTAATTTACTACTGTCGAAAATTCTAAATTATAATATATAGTATTTGTTAATCCATAATTAAATATATCTATTAACTTTGTTATATTGTCTGTCTTTTTACAATTTACGATATCATCCTTTTTAATTATATCAAAAATAGTTTTTTTATATATGAACATTATTGCATCTTTAATGTTTAAATTTAAATAATTATTGTTAGCATTTGCGATTTGTTCTACAAACCCTAAAAAATATAAAACAGCATTATTAGTATGATATTTTACCAAATCTATATTTTTTGTGTATAATAATAATAATTTAAATATATTACAAATGCCATATAGTCCCTTATTTTTAATATATTTATTGTATTGTTCATCCATGAAAAATATATTATATTTTTCAAAATATTGAATTACTATTTCTTGATAACTATTAAATATATTCAACGAACTTTCATTAAACGTTGATTTATAATTATTTTCATTTTTTAATGAAAATTCCATTATATTTTATTACTATTTAAATTTTGTCAATATAAGTATTTAAAGCTTGAATTTAAAAATATCATATAAATGTCAAACGAAACTCAATATTCGGCACCAAGCAATCAATGTTTACAACATGCCGTTAAAATTGCAATTGTAGAAGACCGCCCTATTATGATGGATTACTGGACTAGTTCGGTAGATAAATCTGTTTTAATTGGTGTTAAAGAAGACGGAGAGAAGTTATTAGTTAAAAGTGAAGATGAATATACATCACCTATTGCTAAAATATTCAAGGTTGAAGAGGAATACATTATTGTTACAGAAAACTCGTTATACATTGTTTCAGCAACAATCCCCACGAAACGCATCAGTTAATTAATGAAGCATATTGCATAGTAAAGGTTTTTGCTTTTTGATCGTGTAATATGCGATCATTTGTATATAATTCTGCTATTTCTGTAACTAATGGATCATCTGGATTTGGGTCTGTCATTAATGAACAAATACTAAGTAAGACTTTACTAATTGTTAATGCAGGACTCCATTCATTTTTTAATATATCCAAACATATTGAACCTCTTGAATTAATATTGCAGTGATATATCTTTGTAGTAAATTTAATTATAGGTGGTTTGAATGGGTATTCTTCTGGTAAAGTTATACTTAAATAAAATACTCCGTCTTGGTAAGGACTATCGCGAGGACCCATTATGGTGGCTTGCCACTCATACAAATTGTTGTCGTCCAGAGGTCCTGCTGAACAATTTGCAGGTGGGTTCTGTATCATTTCATTTAAATCGGCATTAATACGTTTAATAGTTGTCATAAATATAATATATGACAATTATTACTTTTATATTATTTATATATATATGATAAATTGTAGCATTAATTCAGATGAAATATCTATGTTTGAAGGTAAAAATTATAACCACACATACGGTGAACTTACAAAAAATGGAATTAAAACAATTATTGATTATGTTATTCAAACTAGCAATAATGATAATTTAGATAAATATACTTTCTATGATTTAGGTTGTGGGTCTGCAAATACTTTAAAATATGCTTGCGATATTACTAATTTTAAAAAACTAATCGGAATAGAATTCAGTAAAATACGATATAATATTGCCAAACAAAATATTATTGATAAATGTGATATTCAGCTTATAAACAATGATATATTATCATCTAAAATTAAATATGACAAACCAAAATCTATAATTTATATATCTAATCTTTGTTTTTCCGATAATATTAATGTAAAACTTGCAAAAAAATTATCAAAAGAATTAAAAAGTAATTCTATTGTGTTTAGTTCGAAATTATTACCTATTAACATTTCACATAAATTATTAAATATTAAATTGGAACAATCGTGGAAAGCCGATAGTAATGCCTATATGTATGTTATAAATAAAAAAACAAGAAAAACTAAAAAATACAAACGCTCATTAAAGCGCAATAAAAGTTTAAAAAAATAAATTATATATAATTTTTATAATATATAATTTTTTATAATATATAATTTTTATAATATATAATTTTTTATAATATATAATTTTTTATAATATATAATTTTTTATAATATATAATTTTTTATAATATATAATTTTTTATAATATATAATTTTTAATAATATATTTTGATTTACTTTCTACGAGTTGATTTATTACTATTTTTATTACGCGGTGTTGTTTTAGGTTTTTTGGCTTTGCCTGTAAAAATAGTCCATGGTTGTGATGGACGGTCGGGCATATACGGTTCCAAATGGTCCCATTGAGGATGAGCACGAATAAAATCTTTCGCATCAAAAGGCATTCCACATGATGAACCCCAGCGCCCCGAGAAACCCATTTTCTTGGCAAGTGTTGTATCTGTTACTATTCCATCCAAAGCTCCTAGTGGTTGGTAAGGTTTCGGTCTATCACTCTGTGACATGTATTCGCGATTATCCAATTCATAATGACTACAACACGTTCTTGAACTAGGATTGATTTTATTTAAATAAACGTCATAATGATCAGCCAAAATTCTTTGACCAATATCTATATCTATTTTACCTTTATACAATTTCATTAATTGGGTTAATCTTACACGTCGTGCTCCCTGATGTCTACGTATATCATCGAAACCGGTGTTTTTTGATTCTAAGTTTCGTATTCTATCATCGGTTGGACCATTAAATCCAACAAAGTATCCGTTCTTTTTCTTTTCCACCTTTATATACTTTAATCCTAATTCAACGCGCATAATTGTATTTGATTTAGTATCACCAAATAACCACGAGTTAGCATAATCACCGCCATTGTTTTTTTTTAACATTTCTACACAATCATCTAATGTATTGGCATATTGTATAACATTTCTAATACGACAACATATCGGGTCGTCTAATTCAAATACGTTAAATCCACCCAATGTAGTTTCGGTACATATTAATCCATTACTGTTAACAAAATAATCTGTTCCACTTGCGATGTGTCCGGGTGGAGATTGCATTATGAAGGAATGACCATTTGTTGGTTTAATTTCTATAACAATATTACAATGTTGAGCCTCTACGAAAAAATCAAATGTATTATGTGCACATACAATTTTACCATCTTTCGTATAATCACCAACAGCAATAAATCCAGTACATTTGTCAATTTTCATACCATAATCTATTTTTTTTACACTAGTTAATTTGCTACCTGCAAACAGGTGTCCATATTTTTGATTTAGTTTCGGATTAAATACTACTAATTTGGGTATATAATCTGCAATATATGGTATACTATAGCTACAGTTCCACATTAGCATATCATCCATTGATAGTTTTACATTACGCGCAGCAGCTCCTTCTTTAATACCTCTGATTTCTTCATAAAATTCTGGGTAATTATCTTTAATCTTACTTCCGTAAAGTTCTCCTATTACTTCGGCGAAGAATTCGCGAGAAAAACCATAGGTGTCCATCAAACTAAAATCTAGAATACGAAACATATTTTTCAATTCAGGCGCAACTAAATATCCATTTGCATAGCCTCGTTCATAAGGATTTCCCTTAACAGTAATATTTATCCATCCATTTTTTTCACTTCTTGAACCATTCTTAATTTTCATACTAGACATATATATATATATATAAACATATATATATCTTCATATTCACATATTTTCTTTTAGTATATCTATTTTTTCTTTTGATAATGTTTCTGGAAATATAATAGTGAATTCTATAATCAAATTACCTATATTATCATCTCGCTTCATACCCATATTCGGAATCACTTTTTTAAATCCTGGATGTATTATATTCCCTTCGCCGTTATTTATCTGAAAATTACGACCGTCTATATATTTCATATTAAATGAAAATCCACACAACGCTTCTTTCAAGGATATTGATTTATAGTATATTAAATCTAAACCCTTTCGTGTGTATTCTGTTTTATTTTCAACTGTGACAAATATTTTAACGTCTCCTTTGTTTCTTTCATTTATAATATTACCTTTTTCTCTCAATATAATTATTTCATTTTCATCTACACCTGTTGGAATCTTAACATATAATGTTTCATTTTCCTTTTCCTTAGTAGAAGAGTGTTGTATCCATCTTTCGATTTCAATTGGTATATTACATCCTGTATATGCATATTCGATTGGTATTTTAATTTTTTTAATTATCGGTGTTGGTTTAGACATTGCTTGTCTAATATTTATATTAGGCATTCCCGAAATACCATTACCATCCATATGAAAAAAATGTGTTTCAACATTGTCAATATTAGGACCCATACCTTGAAACATGCCACCACCAAAAGGATTGCCACCACCAAATAATTCTTTAAATAAATCTTCTGGATTTATTCCTACTGTATCGTTTAACATATTTCCCATATCATATTGTTTTCTTCTTGTTGGGTCCTGTAATACTTCCCAGGCCTCACTTATCTCCTTGAATTTATTTGTTGAATCTTCATTATTTCCAGTCTTATCTGGATGTGTCTCCAATGATAATCTTCTAAATGCTTTTTTGATTTCATCGTGACTTGCTTTTTTATTTACACCTAATATATTATAATAATCTTTGTTATCATTCATTAATATATGATATTAACAAAAACTTAAATAATAATTTACGAATTAAATAAATGGATTTACCGTTTATTTATAAATATCAACCATTATATTTGCAAGATTTCGAAATGGATGAGAAATTGTTAGAACTTATAAGGATTTTAATACAAATGGATAATTTAAATATTTTGTTTATAGGTGATGCTGGTTCTGGTAAATCATCATTGATATCTGCAGTATTGAGAGATTATTATAAAGATATTGACAATAATGATAACATAATGTATATTAATACACTAAAAGAACAAGGCATTTCATACTATCGAAGCGAAGTTAAAATATTTTGTCAAACAGCATGCAACATTGTAGGTAAGAAAAAAATACTTGTTTTGGATGATTTGGATATAATAAATGAACAAAGTCAACAAGTATTTAGAAATTTTATAGATAAATATAGCCACAATGTGCATTTCATTGCTTCTTGTAACAATACTAATAAGGTTATAGAGAGTATTCAATCTAGAATAAATTCAATTAAAATTAAAGCACTCCATGAATCAAATTTATCAAAAATAATGAAACGAATTTGCAAAATAGAAAATATTACTATCACGAGCGAAGCAGAAGAATTTATAATATCAATTTCAAACAATTCAGTTAGAACTATGATTAATTATTTGGAAAAATTCAAATTATTGGACTGCAATATTGATATCAATATTGCTGTTAATGTATGTACCAATATTTCTTTTAAAGATTTTGAAACATACACCGATTTATGTAAAACAAAAAAAGATTATATCAATTCTATTAAAATACTATATAACTTAGTTGAAAGGGGGTATTCAGTAATGGATATATTAGATAATTATTTCATGTTTGTTAAAATAACAAAACAATTAACAGAACATGAAAAATACTCCATATTTAAATATATATGCAAATATATTACAATTTTTTATGATATTCATGAAGATGAAATAGAACTTGCGTTATTTACTAATAATTTAATTTCTATATTTAATTAGTATGTCTAACCAGATTTTTAAATATAATGTTCCGAACGATTTTTTCTTTGGATTCCTAGAAAAAGTTTGTGATAATTGTGAAGTAAATAATATAAAATCTATAATATTTACTAAAATATCTTTTAATAAACTGAAGTATTATAATCTAGTAGAACCATTTTGTCACAAACTTAAGAAATATTATCATAATTCAAAGCATAAATACATAACTAATGTTAATACTTATAATAAACTAATTACTATAATAAGACAAGTTTGTAAAGCCAATAATATTATTTACACAAATAAATGTGAATTCAATAAATCAAAATACGAACCTGTCTATTATATACTAACAGCATTTCCACAATTACCCGAATTAACAGAAGAAGATTTATTAGAACTGCAAGAATTTTCCGACGAAAGTAATATATATTTACCCAATATGGTATCACTTTCTAATAATTGTGAAATAGACAATCTAGAAAACCAAGAATATTTTGATCTTAATAATAATTCATCATCGGAAACATAGATTCCTTGTAATAATTTGGTATATTCAATAAATGTATTACCCATCAGCTGATCGATAGTTACGATTTTTCCTTTTGCATCACGCCCCCCCAAATATTCGGCTGTTATTATATTTATTTTATTATTCAGTATTTTAGCATTTAACCAGTTTTCTATTTCACCATTAAATTTACTTTCATCTGTATAATCCAATGAAATTAAATGCTCTAAGAAATCAATATAACATTTTATAACATGATTGTCCTTACCACATCCCATAAACTTTTGACTAGGATGATAAGCTGTTCTTTCTGTTAATTTATTTTCTACTTGGTTAATATTTCTAGTAAACAATTCACCGACAAATAACTTATTATTTTCTATACCATTATCGTATATGTTTTTAATATTATCTAGACATAGATAAGAATCTGGTAATATTAATCCACCATAATTATCTAATATGCGTGCAAACGCTAGGTTACGAATGTTATTTTTAATTGGGTCAGATACTTTATTTATATCTATATTCCAATGCTGAATTAAATCTATAAAAGAATTATCATTAATTAAACATATATTAAAATCACAACCACAATGATCTATGATTGACTTAACCATTAAATGTTTGTAAGGTTGATTTAGGTTCTTTGTGTTTCGCGAATTAAAACTCAACCAATTACGCGCATTCATATCATATTTACTGTGAACCCATATGATAGGCAATTTACTATTTGGTAATTTTTTTAATGCTAAATTCGAATCATTTAATAAATATTTTTTAACTATCCGATAATCGCGTTCTTCGTCATTTTCTAAATATTTTTTTTTGAATTCGGCATAAATTATTCCTACAAATAATAAAACTATAAACATCAAAAATACATTTATTTTATTCATATATATACTAATTT